TCAACTCTTTCACTTTCGGAAACATATCGCCGGTAAATGAATGCGCGATCCACATATTGGTAGCTTCAGAAGTAGAAACCCGCGCGAACACAATAGCAACCCACGAGACAATAAGTATCACGAGTAAAAAGGGGTTCCACATGGCGCCTTTGGCCGTGCGAACGATATTTTTATCGAATTTGTTCGTCGTATCATCATACGTATTCAAAAGAGCATCCCATTCCGTCCCGGTGACATTATCGATCTGGCCTTTTGTTATTTTCTCGAATGCTTTTGTTTTTGATGTGTTAGGAAATGCACCGGGATCCTTTTTCAAATTGTCGCAATACCCTGTGGCGTCATCAGGGGAGGAGGGCGGTTTCCACAAGTTAAATACAGTACTAAAAAAATGACCTTCCTCCGGTAATCCACCGCATATACCCATTCGTAAACGCACCGTGCGGAAAACTGTAATCAGCAAGATAATAACCACCGAAAGCGTCATAAAAACACCGTTTACAATTTCAGATGGTTTTTGGTTTGCTCGAATGCGTGTTACAACCGCGTCGTTAATCATCTCATCTGTTACTTCGGTTCCAACAACTGCGTTCTTCTTTAATTCTTTGGTCACCTCTTCTCTCAATATCTGAGTTTGTTCTTTGGTGATTTCATCCTTGCTTTGTTGTCGAGTCATGTCCGCAATGTTCCAACCATAACATCCAAGAAAGAGAAATACCAATACGACGCCAAAGGAAAAATGTGTCGTCGATTTTTTCAATGCGCCGATGGTGAGGACAAGAAATATGACGGCAAATATCATATAAATGCCGCCGTGTGCGGCAAATACATTATTCATAAATGAATCTATCGGATTCGTGTCAGTATCAAATCCCGGCCAGTTCTGACTTTTTGCGATCCATAAAATCCCGCAAAGGAAAAACGCGACAATAAAAAACCCTTTCACACCCCACGCAACCCCTCCAGCGTCATAATTGAATTTACCATACGCGTATAATCCAAAAGCGACAAGCGCATACCCGATGACCTGTAATATTAATCCAATCACCAATGCGGTATTTGCGCCATTCTTCGCGGGGTTCTTTTTATATTCCTCCTCCTTAACAGAGTCGCCCACGACATCTTTCTGCTCTTGATCAATGATTCGAGCGCGCGCAATCATATAAAACCCGAGAACGGAACCGAGAAACCCGCCAAGTCCGAGACGTTTCGTCATTGTTTTATCAGAATCGACCTCCACATGAGAAGAAGACTCGTCGTTCTTATTACCGAATATTTTCCACAATGAATAAAGAACCAATACGATCCCGCCGATAGAAAACATACTGCCAACTCCGGTTAAGGCGTCGAGAGACATCTTGTCGGGGGTGTACGGGTTGTCATTAATAGTGATACTAATGAAACCAAGGACGAGACCTCCAGCAATCAGAACAATTATACCGAAGACAAACCAACCGATCTTTTCTTTAAACGGTTCTTCACCCGGCTGAAGTGGAGGGATGATATATTGATCGACTGAGGTTTCGCCTACCCAAATGCGATACGATGTAGAGTTTCCGACCATTACCCATAACGCGTAGATAAACACCAATATCAACATCATAAAACTAGCCATCTCTTTTCGCACAACATCCCACGTAAAAAAACCCACAAGGAATATAACGCCGATAATAATAATTGGTAAATAGTCTAATAATTTATCTATATGAAACGATTTTTCTATGGAGGGTGTTTCTTCCATATTTGTGTTATCACGATATAATTACAACAACACCAGTTATAATTATAAGATATAATAATGCTGATTATAAAAACGACATCGCGGTCTTTTTTCCGTGGCAATCGCGACACAAGGCTACTAAATTATCGACATGGTTCGACCCGCCATGCTCTAAAGCAATGACATGGTCAACTTCAAACCACGCGGGCAACTGACGCTGGCAATCTCCGCATTTCCACCCCTGTTGCGCAGCAACATATTTTTTCTTTGTTTCACTTACACTACGTTTGCTAGAACCTTTGCCGGAATTGAGGAGACGGCGTTCCGCGGGGGTTCCGCCGGGGGTTCCACCGGGAGTTCCGCCGGGGGTTCCACTGGAGAGTCTGCTCCCCAAGGACGGGGCGGCGCCACCTCCCAATAACGACGGGGTGCTGCCAGGGGGTGCGCCGCCCCCGAACGACGAGACCTCGCCGCCATTGTTGCTAGGTGATGACCCCCCACGAGTGAAATCAAAAAAAGGGGTTATCATATCCGCAGTTCCTTTACTGATCGGCATATATTTGATAATATCATTTGCGTGAACCATCAAATGCCTAGAGTTTTCCGGATTACGGCGCAAGAAGAGGAAGAGCGAGAGACCGACGAATCCAAATATCGCGATTTTTATAAGTTTTTGGTTCGATTGAAACATTTTCATAAGACGCCCATCATAGTAGGTATTCACAATGATAATAACCGTTACAATAAATACGATATATTCCAGTTTTATCATATTTTCCTGTTTATTATTTGTTATGATAATAATATGCCGCATACCCAAGTCCCCCCAATAACAACAAATACACCAATTTCTCTCGATATTTCAATTCCTCTAAAATTTGAATCGATCTAGGGCGATAGTGTAAATAATATCTCTCGAGTGCGTCGTGTAACGACATTTCGTCTTTCATAAGGAGAACATTATATCGATTGTGAATAAAATGAACCCATTTAATAAAGGATGTTCGACTGTCTAAATAGGGCGTCACCGGATACTTGTCCAGCATCCGACCAAACTCTGATGACATTTCCGGGTCGGGGATAAACATCGGGAAACTCTGAATAAAGTCGTAATATTTTTTACGCGTTACGTCATTGACGTGATCCGGATAATTCACCGCGACGGACATTAAGAAGAACCAGTAATGCGGTCCCCATACCGTCGCGTCTAGTTTTATCATTTACTCGGTCGTCGACTATAGTATGAAATAACATAAAAACAATATTGTAAATACGGTAAATGAGTATGACGGAAGAGATCGCGGTTGCGCGTGATGCGAGAATACATAACCCTAAATCCGCGTTATCGTATATGGAAATGAACCAACTAAAATTGTCGAAGGTCGCGATGGCGGCGACGGGGGGCGGGACGGCGATGGCGACGGCGGCGGCGGCGGCGGTGGCGGCGGCGGCGACAGAAACCAAATATTTCTGTAATAATTGTAATCGAAACAATCACGTATACAACACGTGTCGTGCGCCGATTACAAGTATTGGTGTCATCGCATTTCGATGTGGCGAGTCCGGGCCCGAATATTTGATGATACGCCGCCGCGATTCATTCGGGTTTGTGGATTTTATACGGGGTAAGTATTCGATCCACGATGAAGCGTACATTCAACGAGTGGTCGACGAAATGACCATTCACGAAAAGGCGAATCTGATGCGACTTACCTTTGAACAGTTATGGAAATTGTTATGGGGGGATTATACACGCGGGAGTCAATACAAAAATGAAGAATTGGTCTCGTATGAAAAGTATCGCCAAGTTCTAGGCGGAATACGCACAAAAGACGGTCGTGTGAAAACCCTCCAACAGTTTATTGATGAATCGACGACGCGATGGACGGAGACAGAATGGGGGTTTCCAAAAGGTCGGCGGAATTACAATGAAAAAGATATCTCGTGCGCATTACGCGAATGCCTCGAAGAAACAGGATATGATATTACGGCCGATAATGTGATTCAAAATATCGCGCCATATGAAGAGATCTTTATGGGGTCGGATATGAAATGCTATAAGCAGAAATATTTCCTCGCGATGGTGGATTTAGAAAAGAAACCGAAAAATGCGCACGATATTATGGAAGTCGGGTTGATGAAATGGATGCCATTCGAAGAATGTATTCGGATGATACGACCGTATAATTTAGAAAAGATTGGAATTATTCGAAAAATCAATAATATCTTGTGCCGGTATCGCATATATTAGTATCCTTTTTATTTCGAATAGGTATATAAAGGATATATAACGTATCAAAAATAATAGTATGAACGCGGAAGAAGAAAATATACCGATGGAGTTGGTGATGGCGGAGCCCGGTGGGGGCGGGGGCGGCGAGGGCGGTGGTGGCGGCGGGGGCGGCGGTGCAGTCGCACCGAAAAAACGAACAATCAAACCAAAATCTGCGAAGGGGGTTGCCCCCGCCGCCCCATCAGAATCAAACGCATCGTTTATCGAACGATTAACAAATGAAGTCGAACAAGGTGTGCGCGTATTAAAACCGGAAGACCTAAATAACCCCTTCAGCAAGGATTTCAATAAATTATTACTAAAAAAAGAGTTACTTGAACGCGCATACACGCTTCACGATATTGGGGTATTCCCCGATTCAGACGAGGAAGGCGGCCGCGCGTCAGGTCTTTACCCTACCCTAAATGACCCAAATTTTAATACCAAAATCGCACTTCGTAAAGAGTTTTTTGATACCAAGATGGATGTTGATCATACGGCGAGTGTGGAAGAACAGGCCGAAATTTTATGTAATGCTCCGTTTGAACTCGCCCCAAACCAGCAATTTGTAAGGAATTTTCTCTCGGTAGAGACTCCGTATAACAGTTTGTTATTATATCACGGATTAGGAACGGGAAAGACATGTTCGGCAATTAGCGTGGCCGAAGAGATGCGGGATTATATGAAACAGATGGGGATCACCCAACAAATTATGGTGATCGCGTCTCCCAACGTCCAAGAGAATTTCCGACTCCAACTCTTTGATGAACGCGAGTTACGAGAGATTGAACCGGGGGTATGGAATATACGCGCGTGTACCGGTAATAAATTCATCAAAGAAATCAACCCGATGAATATGAAGGGGTTGACCCGTGACAAAGTCGTTAAACAAATCCGGCGGTTGATCTCATCCCATTATTTATTTTTCGGGTATAATGAATTCGCGAATTATGTTCGCAATAATGCGGCAAGTATCGGGGTGTCGAGAGATGATGTCGCAATACAAGAGAAACGCAAAAAAGGGGTCGGGGCGGGGGTGGGGGCTGCCGGCGGGATCGGGGCGGGGGCTGCTGGCGGGGTCGCAAAAAAGGGGCGTAAATCCGCGGCCGACGCCGCAAAGGCAGCCGAGGTCGAAATGATGGCGATTGAAACGCTGTCCGTCTCGAAATTACGGAAATTATTCGCGAATACACTGATTATCATTGATGAAGTCCACAATATCCGTATCACCGACGATAACCGGGATAAACGTGTGGCGAAAATATTGTTTCAAATTGCTCAAAAGGTGAATAATGTCCGCTTTTTACTGTTATCCGGCACGCCAATGTATAATAGTTATAAGGAAATCGTATGGCTCATCAATCTGATGAATTTGAACGACCGACGCGCGACAATCGATATTGCCGACGTATTTGATGACCGGGGCAATTTCCGCGTCGATGCGGATGGTCGAGAGACTGGAATGGATCTCCTCGTTCGTAAAGCCACCGGTTATATTTCATTTGTGCGCGGCGAGAACCCGTATACGTTCCCCTATCGCATATTTCCGAAAGAACATTCACCGGAACATTCACTACTGGTACACGGAGAGCGTAAAGGCGGACGCGCTTACCCACGTACCCAACTCAATGGCAAACATATCGATCAACCGATTGAACATATTGATGTTTATATGACGGTTGTAGGTGATATTCAAGAAGCCGCGTATCGCTATATCATATCGGACATGAAGGCGGCCTATATTTTCAAGAAAACCGCGATGGCGCGTCGAAAAGCAGTCGTCGCATCGTCCACTTCGAAAAAGGGAAAGAAGGCCGGGACCGGGACTGGGCCTGGGCCTGGGACTGCGACTGGCGCGGCAGCCGGCGCACCTGCTGCCGACGTGAGTCCACTCGTCGATGATGCGACTGTGATCGAATCGACCAATTTCCCCTCATTCGAAAATATGGATACGATCGGATATGCGATTGTCCAGCGACCGCTTGAAGCCCTGAATATTGTATACCCGCATCCAACGCTGATTGAATATATCGACGACCCGGATAGTGGCGAGTTTGATGTCGCATCGTGTATTGGAAAGGAAGGATTGCGTCATATTATGTCATATACGGAAGGCGGGAATCCACCCGCGCGCCAAAATTTCGAATATCGCCCCGAGTTTCTGCGGGCGTTTAAATTACCCCGCGGTGAAACGACGACAAAAACGTCGGCGCGAATATTTGCTCCACAAAACATAGGTCGATATTCCGCGAAAATCAAGAATATATGCGACAGTGTAATGACAAGCGACGGTATTATACTCGCCTACAGTCAGTATATTGACGGCGGGGTTGTTCCGATGGCGTTGGCGCTTGAAGAACTTGGATTTACGCGGTATAGTGTTCGCGGCGGGAACTCATCGCTCTTTCAGAGCAAACCGGTTCCGAGTATCGACGCAATTACGTTTTTGCCTCAAAAACAGCACCAGGCGCAGTTTCCCAATCAACCCTTCCGCCCAGCGCGATATTCAGTGATTACTGGCGACCCCACCATTTCCCCCGACAACTTATTTGAATTAAAGGCACTCACAAGTGAAGACAACACCAATGGCGAAAATGTGAAAGTCGTCATTATCTCTGTGGCGGGTGCCGAAGGTCTCGACTTTAAGAATATTCGACAGGTTCATATTCTAGAACCTTGGTATAATATGAATCTATTGGAGCAGATTATTGGTCGTGCGATTCGGAATTGTAGTCATAAGAATTTACCATTTTCGCGGCGAAATGTGGAATTGTATTTGTATGGTTCGGCGTTATCAAATCGAGAGATTGAGGCGATTGACCTTTATTTATATCGTCTTTCTGAGTTTAAAGCCGTGAAAATCGGCGCGGTTTCGCGTGTACTGCGGACAACAGCTGTGGATTGTCTCTTGAATATTCAACACAATTCACAAACGGCCGCACAATTGAATCAGGTCGTGAAACAACAACTCGCGTCTCGTAAGCAAATCGACTTTCAGGTTGGCGCGCGACCATTCTCGGCGTTATGTGATTATATGGAGCGGTGCGAATATACATGCCGCCCGACATTTTCAAACGGGCGACCGATTCAAGAACAGACCGAATTGTATGGGATGGGAGACGACAGCGACAGTGACAGCGACAGCGACGGTAGCGACGGTGGCGGCGACGCCAGGAAGAGTGATGTTCGCCTGGATACGTTTAATGAAAAATTTATGTCGATGAACCTGGATAAAATCATTCACAAGATTCGAGATTTATATAAAGAGTCTTATTTTTATAAGAAAACTGGACCGAATGGAATCATCGCACACGTGAATGCGACGCGCCCCTATCCCACTGCGCAAATCAATTTGGCGTTGACTCAGATGGTTTCAGAACCAAATGAATATATCACGGATAAATATGGTCGCTTGGGTCGTCTTGTAAATGTAGGTGTCTATTACTTATTTCAACCAATCGAATTAAATGATAAGCGCGCCAGTATTCACGACCGAAGTGTTCCCATCCCGTATAAACACGAAACAGTAGAATATCCTCTTCCACTCGAAGTGAGTGATAATTACTTCGAGATAAAACAGGCGCCTCCGTCATCGTCACGACCCACAGGATCATCAGAAACGTCGGTGACTGCTGCCGCCGCTGCTGCGAAGGTTCAACCTCCGACAAGTAACGAAGAAGTTGCGGCAGCAGTAAAGAAAATGTTGCCAGCATCGACTGACGCATCTGCCGCCGCCGCCGCTGCATCCGCCGCCGCATCCGATGTCGTCGCTCTCGCACCAGTCGGTCAAGGTGGTGGTGATATTCAAGAGTTAATAGGGACGTTACAAGAAACATTTGAAACGTGTCGCGTCGTTCACGAAAAACCCACGAAAACCCAAGATGAATGGTATTATTACTGCGGTAAGGTGATCGAGCAAATCTCTCAAACCGAGGAGTTTCATATTACACGGGAGCAATTATACGAGTTGGTTGTCGCAAATCTGTTAGAGCATTTATTCATCGGGGACAGTATTAAACTGATCAACTATTTATACCATAAAAATAATGATTCGATGGTGATTACCCGGCGGGGGGAGGTTGGCGGAATTCAACCTTTATCGCAGTTTGAACAGATGTTATTGAATTACTATTCTCAACAGATCATTCATCGAGTTCTTGGTGGGAAACGCGCTGCCGCCGCTGCCGCCGCTGCCGCTGCTGCCGCAACCACCACCACCGCCGCAACCCGTCCTCCTGAAGACGCTGGAATGCTGCTTTTTCACGAGAAGAAGGATCAATTCGAACTTATTGTCTTGCGATACGAAACGCCGGAATGGGTCGTTGCCGAACCGGAAGATATGCGTGATTTTACATTGCTTTTAGGAAAGTTACAAACAACGCAAATCCAAACGATGAATATGATCGTGGGGTTTATTTCATTTTTTAAACGCGAATACCTGATATTTAAAGTGAAAATGATGAAAAAGAAACGCGATAAGGGGGCGCGATGTGATCAATCGGGCAAAACAGACACAATCACAATGATCAACAGTATTTTGATGCTAGGCCCGGAGACACAAGGCGAAGAATATAAATTAACGATCGAAAACACCAAACACCGCACGCAGAAAGAATTATGTGTTTTTCAGGAATTTCTACTGAGGACATTCCAGTATAATAATGTAAACGGTAAAAAATGGTTTTTCACGCCGGGCGAAGCATTGTTGTGTAATATCGAGAAATTACACATGGAGGAATGATCGTGAAAATATAATACAAATAGAATACAAGTAGAACAATAATACACAACGATACAATGGAAGCTCGATCGAAACAACTATATTCGAGGACAGACGCCGGCGGTGGCGGTGGCGGTGGCGGTGGCGGTGGCGGTGGCGGCGTCCAATCCAAAAGCGCATTTGGTATTTATACCTCAATCTTACTGACTCGAAAAATACGCATCCCCTTTCAAATCATCGGTCGTAACGTGAAAGATACGCTTGAACATATTCTCTCGAAAATGGTGGAAGGAAAGTGTATGGCGGAAGGATTTATTCGTCCGGGCAGTGTGAAAATCTTGACCTATTCAAACGGATATTTATACGGAAAATACGCGATATTTGATGTGGTATATGAGTGTCAAGCGTGTTCACTGGTGGAAGGAGTTGTATTTAAATGTATTGTGAAAAATATAACTTTAGCCGGTATTCGGGCCGTATTAAATGAAGAAAAGACGCCGGTGGTGGTATTCGTGGCGCGAGACCATCATTTCGACCGACCCGATTTTACACGGATTCAAGAAGAAGAAGAAATACGTATTCGCGTCATTGGTCAACGATTCGAAATCGGAGATAATGCGATCTCTGTGATCGGCGAACTCGTATAACGCCCCCCTCCCCCTTCCCTCCCGATCGTCATGAACTACGTATAATCTAATCTATACTATAATCTATACTATAATCTATACTATAAGAATGAACCAAAACGAGAACAATGTCGATTACGTGTTTACGTGTCTTCATTGTGATGAACCATTTATCATCCATCACAATGACTTCAATTGTAAAATATTGAGACACGGTGTATACAAACATAATCTACAACCGATCAATCCGCACGCTACGAAATCGGAATGCGAGACGCTTGTAGCCAGTGGTCAAATTTATGGTTGCGCAGGCCCGCTTATGATTACGAAATCACCCGGAAATGGCGGCAGCAGTGACCGCCGTGACGAATATGCTCTAACAATATGCGAATACATATGAATATTATCAAATGATTCTAATAAAATTGATAAAGATATAAATGAAATGACGTAGTTCATACTACCATTGTCCTTTCGTGATGGCCACCATTATGATTCGTCCCAAAAAAAAAAGCACCGTTAAAAATATTGTCTCCGCCTCCGCCCCCGCACCAGCACCCGCCTCCGCACCAGCACCCGCCCCCACGGGGTTACTTTGCGACGAAAGTCTATTCCACAAAGCACAAATCAGGCGAGCATTTACGATTCCGTTTTACAGCATCATTCGCGCGAAAAACGATATAAAGAGTCTCTTGCGAGACGAGATGGTCACACGATATGAAGGAAAATGCTCGATCGAAGGATATATCTGCCCCGGATCCATTTCCATCGTAAACTTCTCGTGTGGAACATTGTGTGGCGGAAATGTAGGATATGATGTCGTCGCCGATTGTTTGATATGTTTACCCGATGAACACACGCGCATCAAATGCGTGGCGAAAACAATTACGCAAGCCGGTATTCGCGGGATTGCTACAAATTTACAGGTGGGATGCGTATCACCGATTGAAGTATTTCTGTCGCGCGATATGAATATCAAAAACAATGACCTATTTGTCCGAGTAGAAGAGGGAGATATACTCACAGTCGAAATCATTGGGCGGCGGTTTGTGTTAAATGATACACACGTAACGATTATCGCAATGTTGCTTCACGCGGAATAATAAAATATAAAGGTTCATTCC